AGGAAGAGGTGGTAAGTTTGAGTTGGAACAAGCAGTATCTAAATTAGCTAAATGGTATAAAGCATTTCCTAATGCAGATGTTACCTTAGGTAATCACGATAGAATAATCATCCGTAAAGCACAATCATCTGATATTCCAAGTAAATGGATTAAGGAGTTTTCTGAGGTATTAGAGACACCTAATTGGAACTTTGTAACAGAAGTTTATTACGATGGTGTTAGGTATGTTCATGGAGATAAAAGTGGTAAAGCAAGAATGGCTGCAAAGAGAGATATGGTATCTACTGTATCTGGACATTACCATACAGACTTTTATTGTGAATGGATGTTCGGTAAGACAAGAGCCATCTTCGGTATGGCAGTAGGTTGTGGTATAGATAGCAAGTCTTATGCTATGGGTTATATGCAAGGAGGTAAGAAAGAGGCTATTGGTCTTGGTATTGTGTTAGGTGGTCATACTGCTTTTAATGTCAAGATGGACTTGTAGTGGATCATAAGATAATATCTCCTTTATTTGTAACTCTACCGAGAAAGACTGTCAAAGACAAGAGGATTGCTTTGAATATGAATACCTATAGGAACTTACATCATAGAATAAGTAATGATGCTAAGAAAGCCTATTCAGAGGCTCTTAGAGAGCAGTTGGAAGGGTTGTCTATACAAACACCTGTCGAGGTAACTTATAAGGTCTTTAAAGCCTCTAAAAGACGTTTAGACAAGATGAATGTGATTAGTGTAGTAAGTAAGTTCTTATTGGATTCAATTACTGAATATGGTTGTTGGGAAGATGATAATGATGATTATGTAAAGACAGAGACTATATTACCAACAGAATTAGATAGAGAAAACCCAAGAGTAGAAATAAATATAAAAGAGATTTAATGTTAGAAAAAATAGCAGTTCATCAAGAGTTGTGGATTAAGATGCTTGTTAATTTAGGATGCGACATAACCCTTGCTAAAGACTTAGTTCAGGATATGTATTTAAGAGTTCATAGACTTGTTAAAGACCCTGAGAGGATAATGTATAAGGGAGATATAAATAGGTATTTTATATGGAAGACATTAAGAAACTTATACTATTCTCATCTAAAAAAAGAAATGGGTAGTATCTTCTATAGGATATTAGAAAACGATGAAGTTGTTCAGTCAGAGTACAATATGGAAGAGGATGATGCTTTCAGTAATATAATGTCTCAAGTAAGAGATATAATATCAGAGTGGACTGTTTATGATAAAAGATTGTTTGAACTTTACTTTATACAAGGCTTATCATTAAGAGCAATATCTAAAGGTGCTAACATAGGCTTAACATCAATACACAATTCTATACTAAACCACAAAGCTATATTAAAAGAACATTTATCAGAGGATTTATTAGATTACTTTAACCAAGATTTTGACAAGATATGAGACCAGATAATTATTATTTAGAATTAGAGAAACAAGGGTACTACGAAACTATAGACAAAAGGTCTAAAGATTACAGAGAGTACAAAGAATGGAAAGCATCTAAGAGAAGTGAAGACTACAATAAGTTAAAGCAGAATGTAGAAACACAATCAAAAGGTGTAGGTGATACAGTAGCTAAGATTACTAAAGCTACGGGAGTAGATAAGTTAGTTAAATTTATAGCTGGTGAGGATTGTGGTTGTGATGAGAGACAAGTTCAGTTAAATAAGTTGTTTAGCTACAAAAAGATAAACTGTATATCAGAAGATGATTATGCTTACCTAAGTTATTTTGTAGATAGAAAAACAAGTAAAGTAACTAATGATCAGAAGGTAAGATTGATCACAATACACAATAACGTATTCAATACCAATCAGAAAACCAATACGAGTTGCTCTCCTTGTATATCAGGAGTAGTGAATAAACTTAAAAAGTACTTGCAGGTTTATAAATAGTTTTGTAGATTTGCTTTATATTAAAACAAACATATTATGAGGCGAAACAAAAACTATAAATTAAAAGAATTTTGGAACTACAAAATAAATCCAATAACAGGATGGATGGAAGAGAATAGAAGATGCGAGGCTAAAACATCTAAAGTAAGGGTTATGAACTTATGTAAAGAAGGTTAATTATGAAAGTAATATTTGATGCAGACAGTTTAATATACGCTTCTTGCTTTAAGAAGAAGGAGGATAGAGAATCAGCAGAGGACATATTTGAGACAGATATTAATGTTGCTTTTGATAAGTTCAATAATAACTTTGGTAAACTATTAGCTTTCTTAGAAGATTTAGTTCCTGTTGACGAGATTGTTTTCTGTAATGGTTCTAAGAATAACTTTAGGAAAGACATATCCCCTACCTATAAACTTAACAGAACACAGAAGAGACCAGAGATATTACTACCTCTACACGAAAGAGTTAAGTTTCATTACGATTCTGTTTATGGGGATGGTGTTGAGACAGACGATGTTGTAGCTACACTATGGGCAGAAGAGGTTTTAAACAATGGTGTAGATAGTGTTATCATTATGTCTATTGATAAGGACTACAAACAATTCCCTTGCTGGTTTTATGACTACAACTATAAGAGGAGAGAGTTAGTTAAGATTAGCCGAGAGGAAGCACTTAATAACTTCTATTCACAAATGATTGTAGGTGATACTGCTGATAACATCAACTACTGTAAGGGTTATGGCAAGTCTTATGCCAAGAAGTTATTTCAAGAGGCTAACAGCGAATACTCATTAGTTAGTAGAACCTATAGACTGTACAAGGAGATATATGGAGACGAGGCTAAGTCTATGTTTAACGAAGCTAAATCACTACTAACACTTAAAACCGATTGTTATGAGAACATTAAGCGATGAAGATAAAGACATCATAGAATTGTACTTTACAAATGCTATAATTGAAATACAAGAGGGTTGTCCTAAATACGTCTTAGAAGAGGTCTTAGAGCATTACGAAGAACAAGAGTACTACTTAGCTTGTGCTGGTATAAAGAAAGCCTTAGATTGGCATCATATGAATACCTTCACTAAGGTTATGGTAGAGATAGATAATATAAAAGAAAACAATAATTTAAATTAAAACAAACAATATGTTAGGATATAATAAAGATAACGCAGACGAATTAGCAAAAGACTTTGAAGATTTAACAGGAATACAGTTAAATAGCAATTCAAGAGAGACAGATATAATGATTACCAGAACACTTTTCTATAAGATTCTAAAAGATTTAAACTTTATGAATGATAGGATGATTTCAGAATGGTTCGAGTTAAGAGGGGTTAACAAAGGTCGCTCATCTATAACTCACGCTTTACACAAGATAGGTATTTACTACAAGTCTTATGCAGTATTTAGAAACAGATATAATATTTACTTTAATGATAGAGCTGAAGAGTTTTTGTCAATAGAGCAGACTCAAAAGAAGGCGATTAAAGACATTAAACAGAATTTACACACAAGTATATCAAATAAAAATAAAGATGCTTTAGACATCCTTATAGATAGCGTTCCACAAGACAAAAGGGATGAGGTAAGAGAGATTGTTAGTTTAAGGATTAAATCTTGGAGCTGGAAGAGTAAAGATAAATGTCAGATAATACAAGGCGAGTCTGGTTTAGGAGGGCATTTCTACTATAACGTAAATAAATAAATTATGGGAATAATAATTATAGTACTTATAATAATAGTAATAAAAATAATAGTTACGATTAAAGACAACTAATTATGAGAGGTACACAACCACATTACGAGAATGGTAAAGACTATGACATTATAGATGTTATAAGGGATTACGACTTGAACTTCTGTAGAGGTAATATCATTAAGTATGTTGCAAGAGCAGGTAAGAAGCAAGATGAATTGCTTGACTTGATTAAAGCAAAGGACTACTTAGAGAGAGAGATAGAACTATTAAGGGAGGCTAATTAGCTTCCTTTTTTAGTTTAAATGTTAAAGAAATGTTAAAATTTGTTAAAAAGTATTGTCAATCTAAAAAAGTATTGTAGATTTGTCTCATAACAAAATAATATTAATAATTAAAAACAAACAAAATGATTAATCAAGAAATTAAAAGAGGAAATTATAATCCTTATTACCCATTAAATGAAGTAAAGATGGCATCTATAAATAGAGATACTGTTATTAAACACGCTGAAAACTTTAAATTAAAGCTAAAGCAGTTTGGATGGATGATGCCAGTAGTTATATCGTCAAAAGGGGATGTAATTGAAGGACATCACAGAATACAGTGTGCTAAATTCTTAAATCAATCAACAATTCCAGCTTACATAGTTGATTGGATTGACACTGATAAAGAAAAAGAACACTTAGATTGTATTATAAACTTAAACAACGGAAACAAGGCTTGGACTAATGTTGATTATTTGAAAGCATTTGCGAAAGAAAATGAAGAGTACAATATTGTTTATGAGGCTTATTTGAGACATAATAAAATGTTATCTGTAGGTAATATTATTAATTGTTTCTTTGGTCAATTTAGTGCTTCAAGATTCAAGAAAGGTAAAGCCAATATTAAAAATGAAGAGTTAGCTTACTATCTACTTGAAAGGTTATCTAACTTAGTAGTAAAATACACTAAATCTAAGATACAGGCATTTTCAATCAGAGAGTTAATTGCTATTGCTTACAGTAAAGAAAATGTAGATTACAATGTTATGGATTACATAATATCAGAATATGACGATATGGCTTCAATAAACCACCCTAAACTAACATCTATAACTGAGTTTAAAAAGCACATACAAAGCAAGATAACTACATACAATAATATAAAAAATCATTAATATATGAATAGTGATGTAAGTTTAAAAGAAATAGTATTCTGTGATTTAACAATAAGTTACAAAAACAGAACCTATGAGTTAAATAAATTGGTTTACAAGAATGATGGCAATATGTTTTACAATAAAAAAGTGTTATCTAAATTAAATATTTCAGAGCCAGTTGAAATTGTAGGTATAAATATTATATCAAGATTAGGTTTTGAGAATCAATCAAAAGAATTTACAGAAGTAAAGAGAAGTGATGAGGTTAGAAATAAAACAACAGGTGCTTATGAATAAGATATACAACGAAAGTAATATAGATACTATGGTTAGGATGGAATCTAAAACTATTGACTTAGTTGTTACCTCTCCTCCATATAATATAATAAGACCTAATTCAAAAGATAGAGGTTATGACTTGTACAAAGATGGTATGAGTAATGAAGAGTACATTGATTGGACTTTAGAAATATTCAAAGGGTTTAACAAGGTATTAAAAAACGATGGAGTTGTTCTTTATAATATGAGTTACGGAACAGAGAATACTACTTTAATGAGTTTGGTTGTAGCTGATATTATTAGGAGAAGTGATTTTACTTTAGCAGACATCATTGTATGGAAAAAAAACTCTGCTACACCTAATAACGTATCTCACAATAAAATGACAAGAATAGTTGAATACGTTTATGTATTTTGTAGAAAGGATGAGTTCCATACTTTTAAATGTAATAAAAAGGAGTTAAGTAAAAGAGAAACAGGTCAATCTGTCTATGAGAATGTTTTTAATTTCATAAACGCTAAAAATAATGACAGTTCTACTGACTTAAACAAAGCTACTTTTAGTACGGAGTTTGTAAGAAAACTAACAAATACTTATGCTAAACCTAATAGTATTATTTACGACCCTTTTATGGGAACAGGAACTACTGCTGTTGCTTGTGTTATTGAAGGACACGAATATATTGGTAGCGAAATAAGTAAAGAGCAATGTGATTACGCTGAAAAAAGAATAAAACCATTTACATCACAACTAACAATGTTTTAAAAAGTACATTATGAAAGAACAACTAAAGGACAAGATATTATCAATCAGACCAGAATATTCAACAGAAGGGTTTTCATCGAACCCACTTCCAAATGAAGTTTCTATCTATTACGAAGGAGAAGATTTTACAATAGACTTATTTCTTGACATCAATGAGGTGTTAAGAATAGACATATTAGAAGGAGAAGATGTTTATGACTTATCTGATGAGGATATTACCTTTCTATGTGGTTACTTGTCTGGTCTATTGGAGTACGAAATAGAGATTACTAAGAACTATTATGATGCAGAAAGAGGTCAGCAAGATAACTATTACTACTATAGTTAAAAACAAATAAAATAAAGATTAATTTGAAAACAGATTTTTACGTTTTAAAAATAGATAGCTATCAAACTTATGATTGGTTAAAAAACAAACACTATGCAAAGAGAATACCGAGCATTTCTTTTGCTTTCGGTTTGTATGACCAAAAAAACATATTGCAAGGTGTATGTACTGTAGGAAAACCAGCTTCTCCAAATTTATGTGATGGAGTTTGTGGTAAAGAAAATAGTCAGTATGTTTTTGAGTTAAATAGATTGTGCGTTAATGATGGACTACCTAAAAACACACTATCTTTTTTTGTTGGTCAAATTTTAAATAAATTGCCACCACTAATAATTGTATCTTATGCTGACAAGGGTCAGAACCATAATGGTTATATTTACCAAGCAACTAATTGGATTTATACTGGAGCAAGTAAAGAAAGAACTGACATAGGTAGTGAGGATGGCTCACATAGTAGGCATTATAACAAAAACGTAGATTATAAAAAAAACAGGAAGTTTAGAAGTAGTAAACATCGTTATATAATTTTTACTGGCAGTAAGAGTAAAAAGAAATATTGGAAAAATTGTTTAAATTATAAAACATTTAGTTATCCAAAAGGAGAAAACAAAAGGTATGATGCAACATACACACCAAACACTCAAGGACTTTTATTTAAGTAAAAAAACAAAATAACAACACTTTAGTTATCATAATATGAGTAATTCACAAGAAATTAAGCCAACAGATGGTAGAAAAGGGAATAGTCGTAAGAAATCTATTCCCAAGTTACCAATTCCAGAAAAAGAGAGGTCTAATAAACCTGCAATGAATACTGCAAAGAAGAATAGGAAGAAACAATACGCTAAAAAGGCTATTAAGAACGTATTTGGGAGCGAAGTAAACGCTTTTGAGAGTTTAGCTAAGAAAGCAGAAGAAGGTAGCTATAATCATATGAAATTGCTTATGGATTTTGCTTATGGAGACGATAAAGAGACTGTTAACAACAAAGTTCAAGCACCTGTGATTAATTTCTTTGGAGATAGTGTTGAAGGTAAGAAGATTAAGGAGAAGATTATAGACGTAACACCAAAAGATGAATAAGATAGATATACACGAGAAATACATACCTATTTTCAAGAATGAGAGTAGGTATTTTGTTGTTACAGGAGGTAGGGGTAGTGGAAAGTCGTTTGGAATCAATGTTTTCTTGCTAAATCTTACCTATGAGGTAGGGCATAAGGTTTTATTCTCAAGATATACGATGATGTCAGCACATACATCTATTATACCTGAATTTATCGAGAAAATTAACCTAATGGGTGTTCACGAAGACTTTAGGATAACTAAAGACGAAATAATGAACCTTAAAACAGGTAGTTCTATCATATTTAAAGGTATTAGGACATCATCTGGTAATCAAACTGCTGCTTTAAAGTCTTTGAATGGTATAACTACGTTTGTAGTCGATGAAGCAGAGGAACTTGTAGATGAAGGTGTTTTTGATAAGATAGACTTCTCTATACGTTCACAAGTTAAGCAAAACAGAGTTATATTGATACTTAATCCAACAACTAAAGAGCATTGGATATATCAAAGATTCTTTCAGAACGAAAACGTATTGGCAGCATCTAACACTATAAAAGGTAATGTTACTTATGTGCATACAACTTATAAGGATAACAAGAAGAACTTATCTCAGTCGTTTTTGCAGAGAATATACGAAATGAAACGTAAGAGACCAGATAAATACCAACATCAGATATTAGGAGGTTGGCTTGAGAAAGCAGAAGGTACTATCATAAGGAAATGGAGAGTTGGAGACTTTATTCCTACAGAACTTACTTGCTATGGGCAGGATTTTGGATTTTCAGCCGATTTAACGACACTTGTGAAGATTTCTATAGATAAACACGCAAGAAAGGTTTGGGTTAAGGAAATCTACGGAAAAGCACATTTAAATACATCTGAGGTAGCTACAAGGAATAAGAATGAGTGTGGTATGGATTTGATTATCTGTGATAATAGTGAACCACGTTTGATCTCAGAACTAAAAACATTGGGTCTTAACATAAAGCCTACGATCAAGAAGAAAGGTAGTATATTATCTGGTATTGCACTTATGCAAGACTATGAGATAGTAGTAGATAGAGGTTCTCACGGTATAATAAGAGAGCTAAACAACTATGTATGGAAAGATAAGGGTGAAGCACCAATAGATAAGTTTAATCATTTTTTGGATGCAATCCGTTATGGATTAATGTATTTAGTGCAAGGAGTAAACTCTGGAGTTTATGTGATAAGGTAAAAATAAAATGTTTAATATGAAGGGGGTCAATTAATTTTGTCTCCCTTTTTTTGTTTAATATGATGGGGTAGAAAATAATTCTATGTTTAATATGGAGGGGAATGTTTAATATGATGGGGTAACCCTGTGTTTAATATAATGGGGGTCGTTTAATATGATGGGGGTAATTTTGTTATTTAGAATGATTCTTGATAGCTTATTCTTATTTAGACTGAATAAAAATAAGCAGAGTATAGGGTAGGACGGAGTCTACTCTTTCGAACCCCTCAGTTCAGACCTGTACCCATCTTTGTACGGTGTAAAGGTAAAACAATTTTTTGGTTCTCACAAACATTTTTTTATTTTTTTTTGTTATTTATTTTTATTCTAAATTAGTAATTTTATTTGTGTATTTTAAAAAATTATTGTAGACACACATATGCGTTCCTTTATTAAAAAATAGTGTACCTTAATTTTGATGGGCAAAGGCTCTACAAATTTAACCTATATATATAGGAGTTAAAAACGTTAAAAAACTATTTTTGTGTTATTTTTACATTTTTTTTGTTTTTTTGTTGTTTATTCGAAAATAAGTTGTATCTTTGAATTGTCAATAAGGCACAACAAATTAAATTACATTAAGATGAAAGAAACAATTAGACAAATCAAAGAATTAGCAACAGCAACAGATAACCTATATTTGTTACACTTAGTTAAGAAACTAAAAAAACAAGTTAAGCAACAAAATAATGAGGTTGCAAAACAAAATATAAATTTCGGATTTTAAATTATATAAACCAATAAAAACAAATAAGATGAAAAATAATTTTAAGTACATTATAAAGGATAATTTAAACACCTATATTAAGATGGTCGACAGTGAAAAAGAGGTTTACCAAGTGTTAAATAAAATATCTGAGCAATTTAAAGACACTTTTTCTACTTTTGGTGGTTCTTTTGATGGTTCACCAACCTATGAAGACAGTGCTGTATATAGGATTCCTTACGATATGAAACCAAATTATAATAATGAAAATTATATAAAATTTTACTTTTTTAAATTCGATATTGAAACAAATCAAATAGTAAAATTATATTAAAAATAAATAAGATGAAAAAAGTATTTACAAATAGCG